GACCATTCCTGCAGCCCGGTGTGACTGAACGCCGGACCGGCCGCCCAGGTGGCCCCGTTGTTGGTCGACTTGTAGGCGGTGAGCTGGGTGGCGCCGGTTTTGATGATCGCCCACTGCTGCCCGGCGAGCGAGCCGGTGGACATGTCCCGGCTGATCCCGCCCGAGCTCGGCGGGGAGATCGGGTCGGCCTGGGTGGTGGTGCCGATGGTGGCCATGGCGCGCCCCTTATGGGTTGGGCGAACTGTCGGAGAACTTCTCCTGCAGCTTCACCGCGTAGAGGTCGTCGGTCGAATTGGTGACCACGCCCGAGCCGGAGTCACGCCGCCAGCGGACCCGCACCGAGTAGGTACCCGCGGGGATGGCGGCGTTGTTGTTGTAGCCGACGGTGTTGGTCAGCCGGATGTTGGCGGTCGACCAGTAGATGAACGCGCTGGCCAGGTCGGCCGAGGTGTACGGCGTGTCGCCGTCGGTCTGGGTGAACCGCAGTGCCCACCGGCCGGCCATGCTGGCCAGGGTGGCGTACCCGCTGACCGCGACCGTCGTGTCGATGATCGTGTTGTCGAAGTACTTGGTGAAGGTGAAGGCGCTCAGCCCCGGGTGGTCGGTGTAGCTGCCGGTCGAGGTGGTGCCGGCGCCGGAGGAGAACGCGAACAGCGAGGCGGTGCCCATGGCGGGGGCGGCGAAGGTGCCGACCACCACCCAGACCGTCTCGAACTTGGCGAGCATGCACCGCATGCCGGCCCGCAGCACCACGAAGCCGGCCACCTTGACCGGCACCGGGGTCTGCGAGCCGTCGAAGATGACGTACGCGGTGGACCCGGTGCCGGCCTTGGTCACGCAGGTGCCAAAGGCTTCGGTGCGCTTGCGCGCGGCCGCGATCCGGGAGTCGATGAGCTGCAGTTGCTGAACGTCGTTGGACGGCATCAGTGCGAGATCACCTGCCAGGACTGCTCCATGTCGGAGACGTCGGGGGGCAGGGCCAGGCGCCAGCTGGTGCACTGCACGTCGGACGCGGTCATGGCCGCGGTGTCCAGCAGGGTCAGCCGGTCGAAGTGCCAGTGCAGCGGGTTCGGGAAGGTGGGCACCTCGATGGTGGTCGGGACGTCCATGTCGGCCTGCACCCGGGCATCACCGGCGGCGACAAGCGCGGCCTGGTCGACGGCGTCGATACCGATCGGGCTGGTGACGACCAGACCGCCCCGCGCGTTGATCGACGCGTCGCCGACGGCATCGTTCTGCACGGTGTAGATCCCGGCGCCCTCCACCGGCGAGGCGCCCTCGGCGATGTTGGTCAGGTAGAACACCCACCGGTTAGGCACCGCGAAGTAGTCGTGGTGGATGGTCCGGTCCGGGCCGAGCAGGGTGGTCGCGGCGTCGTCGGTGTAGAACCATTCGGGGTCCCGGTCGGCCGGATTGATGTAGGTCTCGCAGCGCAGGCGGCCGTCCCAGTCGGCGTAGATCCCGCGGTAGCCGACCGACGAGAGAAGGTCGTTGACGATGGTCAGCCAGGTCGTGGTCTCGTCGAACGGCCAGGCCCGGGGGCTGGTGGCGGTGGCCGCGCCGCGGGTCTGGTCGATGATGTACTGGGTGTAGCCGCGAGCGGTCAGGATGGACTCGACGGTGCCCAGGATGCTGTCGCCGACGCTGAGGCCGAACGCGTCGCCGACCTTCTGGTTGAGCCGCAGCAGCATGTCGTAGCCGACCACCGAGAACGTCTGCGGGGTCTCGGCGGTGTGCTGCTCCGGCGTGTCGACATGGTAGGCACCGAGGTTGAACCGGGCGGCCGTGATCCCGTCGGTCATCGTGTAGTAGATCCGGACGATGTCCGAGCCCCAGGCCAGGGGCCGGCTGATGCTCAGGTTGGCCGTGGCGTGCAGGTCGGCGTACGAGTCGCGGGTGATGTCGCCCCCGCCCAGGTCGTCGCTGATGTCCTCGATGACGCTCAGGTCCAGGCCGATCAGCTCGAGGCCGGCGCTGATGACGACCCCCTCGGAGTCGATGATCAGCGATTCGACCTGAGCCGCGGTCAGGCCGGACCGGACGTAGGTCACCCGGGGCTGCACGTCACACCCCCTCAGCGGCGGTGACGCCGAGCAGGGTGAAGCCGACCCGGTAGAGGTCGGTGCGCATGTACTCGCTGATGTCCATCTCGGCGAACAGGCCGATCCACTTCTGCCCGCGGTTGTCCCGGACCATCACCGACAGGCCCAGCCAGGTCTCCAGCGTGTCGATGGTGGCCTGGCCGACCGCGACCAGGGTGTACGGGTTGCTGCGCCGGGTGCCGACCGAGGTGACGCCGCGCTGCCGGCCGTTGGCGTATGTCCGCACGGAGGCCTCGGTGCCGACGGTACGGGTCTTGGCCCGGTTGCTGGCCCCGCTGATCCCGGTGCCGTCGGCCATCAGGTTGATCCACAGCTTGTCCAGTGTGAGCGTCGGCATCACGCACCTCCGGGGGCGGGCCGGCCACGCGCGATGACGCCCGCCCGGCTGGTGTTGGACTTGAGGCCGGTGGCGACATCCACGCCGAGCGTGCCCAGCTTGGCCAGGATGGCCTCGAGCGCGTCCAGCAGGTCGCCGAGCGAGGTGCCCTCGCGGTTGGGGTCGACGTACTCCGTGCGGCCGGAAGTGTTGACGCCGATGGTGCCGGGCGCCCACGCGCCGCCGGAGTCGAACACCTTGACGCCGGACATCTTGCTGATCAGGCCGCCCAGGGCTGCGGCCCAGTGCACGTGCGCGTTGCCGCCGGCGAAGTTGTGCTGGTTCCACACCGCGCCGGTGTAGGTGTGCGGCTTGCCGTTGTGCAGGTTGAGGTCCTGCCAGGGCGTGATCAGTTCCTTGGTCCTGGCCCCGTACGTTCCCTTGATCCACTGAGCCAGCGGACGGTAGGCCGGATAGTCGACGGCCCGACCCATGGAGTGGTAGCTCCGATTGCCGGTGAGGGTCATAGCGCCGGGCCGGGGGCCGGAGATCATGCCGAGCCCGGGGAAGCGCTGCGAGATCAGTGCCCGCATGCCCTTCCACCCGCCGAGCACCGACTGTCCGCCGATGCCACCGCCGAGGCCGAGATGGTTCTGGATGAACGCCGCCGCACCGTTGATCAGGCGGCGGCCACCGGCGATGACCGTGTCGCGGACGAAGCCGGCACCGGGGACCTTGTCCAGCGCGGCACCGGCGATCTTCTGCAGCGCCTTCTTCGGGTCGGTGATGAAGTCGCCGATCCCCTTGGCGCCGTTCTTGAGCCTGGTGAACAGGTCGCCGATGCCGTCGCCGACCGGGCCACCGCGGGAGTAGCCGTCCAGGTAGGGATCGACGTCGTCGTGGGTGACCTTGCCCCGCTTGGAGTTGATCGCGCGGATCAGCCCCATGTTGGCCAGGGTGCTGCGGACGTTGGTGATGAACTCGCCGGACGCGACCGAGATGGCCTTGCCGGTGCCGGTGATGCTGGCGATCCGGTTGTCCCGGCCGCCGGGCGCGGGGGCGCCGGGGATCTGCCCGCCGGACGCGAACCCGGCGATGGGGCTGATCTTGTCCTTGAGGCCGACGGCCTTGCCGACCGCGTTCAGCCCGCCGATCAGCGGGTTCATCACCTTGTTGACGACGAACGCGACCGGCTTGCGCGCGGCCTCCTTCACCTTGTCCCAGGCCTCGGTGATGCCCTTGACGCCCAGCCGGAAGCCAGGCAGCACGTACTTGCTGATGAAGCCGGAGATGGCGCTGAACGTGGGCTTGATGGCGTAGGCCCACACGTTCTGGATCGCCTGACCGGCCCGCTGGAACAGGACGGAGAACGCGGCGAAGACGGGGCGGACGATGTTGTTCCACCAGGACTGGATGGTCCGGCCGATCAGGCCGAAGATCGGCTGGACGACGTTCTTCCACAGGAACATGATCACCGGGAAGATGACCACCCGCAGGTAACCGGCGAACGCGGCCAGGGCGATCCGGATCACGTACCAGGCCACCTCGACGATCTTCCCGATGGCCGAGAAGATCGGCCGGAAGATGTTGGCGTAGAGGAACTGGATGATCGGGATGAGGAAGGTCTGGATGAACGCGACGAACGCCCCGAGAACCGCCTTGGTGGTGGCCCACCACGCGCTGACCACCATGGAGATGAAGCCGAACACCGGCTTGAACACACCGTTGTAGAGGAACATCACCACGGGGATGACGACGCCCTGCAGGACCGCGGTCATGGCGTTGAACACCGGCTTGAGGATGTTGTTCCACAGCCAGGACGCGCCGGTGGCGATGCCGTTCCAGACGGCCTGGACGGCGGGCAGGAAGGTGCCGGTGAACCAGGCGGCGACGGCGGCGGCGGCGATCTGGATGCCGTTGAGCGCGCCCATCACGATGGTGCGGAACGTCTCGGAGTTCTTCCACAGCAGGACGAACGCGGCGACCAGCGCCCCGATCGCGATGATGATCAGGCCGATCGGGTTGGCGTCCATCGCCACGTTGAGGATGGCCTGCCCGGCGGCGGCGAGCTTGGAGGCGCTGGCGTACGCCATCAGGAACTTGATCACGCCACCAGCGGCCAGCACCGTGTTGGCCGCGGCCTGGGCCCGGACCGCGAGGGTCAGGATCCCGACCGCGTAGGCGGTGCCGAGAATGGTGGTCTTGTGGTCGGCGAGGAAGCCGAAGAAGTTCGCGACCGCCGCGAAGGCCGAGGGCAGCTCGGAGGCCAGCGCGTTCAGCCCGCTGGTCAGCGGGCCCCGGACCGCGTTGTACACGCTGATCGCCGCGTTCTCGACCTGCGACTGGACGTTGTCCAGCGCGCCCTTGAGTCCAGCGTTCTTCGCGGCGGCGAAGTCGGCCGCCGCACCCTGCTGCATGATCGAAGCACGCATCTTGTCGTAGACCGGCAGGCCACCCTTCATCAGGGCGATGACCGACCGGCTGGCGTCGGCGCCGAAGATCTGGGTGACCGCGTAGTCGCGTTCCTCCTGGGTCATGCCCTTGGTGCCGGCCGTGACCAGGCCGATGATGTCGCGCAGCGGGCGCATCCGCCCGGCCGCGTCGTAGGCGATGTCGCCCTCGAGCTTCATGCCCTTGTTCTGCTTGGCGATGGCTTCGAGTGCCTCATGACGAACCTTCTTGGACCCGTGCAGGACGGCGTTCTGCTGCTCGAGGGAGATCGTCGCGCCTGCCGCCCGCTGGGCCAGCAGGGCCATCTGAGCCTTGGCCTGGTCGGTCGGGCCGGTCAGCTGCAGCAGCATCTGCTTGAGGCTGGTACCGGCGTCGGAGCCCTTGATCCCGTTGTTGCCGAGGATGGCGATCGCCGTGTTCAGCTCGGTGATCGCCTCCTTGGACCCGACAGCCGAGCCCTGGAACGAGGAGTAGACAGCGGCGGCCATCTTGAACGACATGGACGCGTCGGAGATCTCCAGCGACGACGAGTTGGCCGCGGCGGCGAGCTCGTCGACCACGAAGCCGGTGTCCTTGGCCGCCAGCCCGAACGCGTTGACCGCGTTGGCTGCGATGGTGGCCGCGTCGGCCTCGCTCATGTTGGCGACCCGGGCCAGCTGCAGGGTGCCCTTGGCCGCGTCCATCGACTGCTGCACGGTGAACCCAGCCTTGGCCAGCTCGGTCATCGCCTCGGCCGCGCCGGCGGCGGACACGCCCGGCAGGTCGGTGGCCGCGCCCAGCTCGCGGGCCTTCTGGGCGACGATGTCCATCTGGTCGCCGGTGGCGCCGGTGACCGCCTTGAGGATGTTGAGGTTGTCCTCGTAGGCGATGCCGATCTTCCCGATCTCGCCGACCGCCGCGGCGAGGCCGAGCGGCACGAACAGACCGGCCGCGCCGGCGAACGCATCCTTGAGCTGCCCTTTGATCCCGCCCAGCTGCTTGCCGAACCCGCTGGCGTACTGCTTGCCCGAGCCGCTGCCCATGCCGAGGGCGGCCTTCTGCGCATCGGTGGCGAACCGGCCGTTGGCCTGCCGCAGCTTGCCCGACGCGTCGCGGTAGAAGCCGTCGCCGAACGCCTTGCCCGAGCCGCTGCCCGCGCCGGCCGCCGCGCGCTGGGCGTCGGTGGCGAACTTGCCGTTGGCGGTGCGCAGCTTCCCGTCGGCGCCCCGGTAGAAGCCGTCGCCGTACGACTTGCCGGCGGCGTCGCCAGCGGTCTGGCCCGCCTTCTGGCCTTCCCGCTTGAACTCGGCCTGGTCGGCCTGCGGGCGCAGCCGGACGAACGCCGATGCGAGAGCTACCACGTCCCACCTCCGGGCATGGCGTCGGGAGCGGCGGCCATCTCAGCCGTCGCTCATCATGGCGCGCGTCGCCTCGCGGTTCGTCACGTCGAAGCCGTAGAGCTTGTCGTCGAACTCCCTGCGCTGCTTGGAGTCGAGACCTTCGACGAGACGGGCGTAGGTGACGTTCAGGATCAGGCGCACCGGCAGGACGTCTAGCGGGCCCGCGGGCCGAAGTCCGCGACCGATCGCAAGTCCTCGATCCCGGGCACAGTCCGCCCACCAGGGGCAGGCGATGGCGAGTCGTCCCTCGTGCTCTCCGGGTTCAGCGGCGATGTGGGAGATGAGTCCCCATGCCGCTTGGTAGGGCGGGCCGAGATCACCTTGATCGCCTTCTGGACGAACCCCATCAGGTCATCGCCGTCGGCCTTCTGGTTGATCGCGTGCCGCTCGAACCGCATCCAGTCGGACGGGCCGGCCCACTTCGGGGTGACGCCGTCAGGCTCGAACATCGGCCGGCCGTCGGCGTCCTCCTGTACGGGCCGGGACTGGTCGACGGTGTCCCGGATGAGCGCGTAGAGCGCGGCCATGCCGGCCATGTCGTCGGAATCCCCGCCGTTCTGGGCCGAGAACGAGAACGCCATCAGCGGCATCAGGCCGATCTCGTCGGAGAGCCGGAACCACTCGCCCAGAAACTCGATCTTCCCGTCGCCCATGTCGACGACGGCGCCCTCCGCCGCGGCCTGCAGGTCGGAGGTCATCGGACGTTCCCGGTTGGAGGTGACGGCGGTCAGGGTGCGCGGCTGCATCTGGTCGATCCCCGGACGGGCCGCCGCGCCTGCGGCACCGTTCGGAAGGATCAGCTGGTCAGGCACGAGTCGCGCCCGCACCCGCGATGTAGATCGGCTCGCCCGAGGCGTCCGGCTCGAAGTTGAACGTCACCGGCAGCGAGGCGTTGTTGGCGCCCTTCTGCCGCTGGATGCCGACCTCGCCGACCTGGAAGCACTGCATCCCCCACCAGCGCTCGGTGAAGTCGGTGCCCTCCCAGCCGAGCTGGCAGCGCACCTCCTGGCCCATCTTGGGCAGGGTGTAGGTGGTGAGCAGGGTGGAGCCGGCGCCCGAGGTGGTCTTGGTGCCGCCGTTGAAAACCCGCTTCATCATGGTCAGGTTGACCTGCATGAGGTCGACCTCGATGCCGACGTTCCGGCTGGTGACCACGTTGAGCAGCGGGTCGAGGTACTCGGCCGCCTCCACCGCTTCGGTCTCAAAGTTGATGTTCAGGGTGTGACCCTCGCGGCTGACCCCGAGCAGGTTCCAGCCGGCGCCCCAGTTGTCGGTGAAGACGGAGCCCACGATGGTGTTGGCGGGGGCCGCGCCGGCCCCCAGGTCGGACGAGTAGAGCGCGCCCGCGCCGAACGCGAGTGAGCCCTTCGGGACGGTAACTGCCGGCATTTCCTTCTCCTATCGCCAGGGTCTTGAACCCGGGACCAGCGATGACCCGGCCGCCTTGGGCGGCGCGGGAGGGGGTTGTTACACGTTCGGCGCGAGCCGGACGCTGAACTGCACAAGCAGCCGCGGGGTGACGCCGTCGGGCGCCCATCCCGGGCCTTGGATGTCGTCGACCGCCTTGAGCACCGCGTCGCCGACGACGACGGGTACGCCGGTGAGGCCGTTCTCCAGTTCCTGGCAGAGCGCGACGGCGGCCGCGGTGGCGGCCTCCCGCGTGCCGCCGTAGACCTGGGCGGAGAGGGTGGCGACCTGGTCCGGGTTCTCGGGTGAGTCCTCGGACCGGCCGGAGGTGAGCAGTTCCTCCATCAGTGCGTAGGTGGCGACGGCGGCGCCGCGGAGGTGCTTGAAGTGGGCGCCCTTCTGCAGGGGACGGCCCGGACCGACCAGGGCGGACCGCTGGTTGATCCAGGCGACGACGGCACCGAGGGAGTTGACGTAGGTGGAGGTGGTCACGGCCGCCTCCGGGGCGCGAGCCGCCAGAGGGCCCGCTGCCCTGCCAGCGGGACGCCGAGCCAGTACGCGACATGGCAGGCGGCTGCCACGAAGTCGCGTCGGCGGGAGCGCGACTGGCGAGCGGCCGCTGGGTGGCGGTGACCGAACACCTCTCGGTAGGCCAGCACCAGCGGGTGCGCCCAGTGATCGTGCGTTCTCACAGCACCCTCCCCGCGAGGTCGGCCAGGGCGGCCCGGCACCACGGGTACGGTTTGGTGCCCGGGTGGTTGACCCGCTTGCCGAAGATCTGCCCGGTGCGCCGGTTGGCCAGCACCTTCTTGTCCCGCACCTCGATGACGTGCGGCCGGGTGCCCAGTTCGAGGCCGACCGGGTACGGGTAGCCGTCGGGCGACTCGGCGTCGGAACCGATGTCCCACCACGGGCCGGTCGTGTCGGCGCCGGCCTCGACGTGGATGCGCGACCGGGCGTAGCCGCCCGGGCGGCCGTGCGAGCCGTCCTGGCCGACCGGGATGCGCCGGCGCTGGCCCTCGGCGACGATGGCCGCCCCTGCGTACATGGCCGTGGCCACCCCCGGATCACGCTCGATCGCGCGCTCCCATCCGTGCTGCAGGATGACCTTCACCTTCTCCACGGGTCAGCCGTTCGCCTGCTCGGCGGCCGACGCGGCCACCGGGTCGGAGGCGGCCACCGGGGCGTCCTTGGACCAGGTCTGCAGGTCGGCCTTGGTGGTGCCCTTGGCGTTGGCCCACTCCACATCACCGCCGGACGCGACGACGTACTTCACCCAGTCGGCCTTGGCCGCCGAGTCGTCCGGGCGGACCGGCGCGGCCGTCGGATCGGGCAGGGCGGTCACTGCGGGCGGGTTGCCTGGGCCGTCTGGCTCGGGCTCCTTGATCGCCTTGAGCTCGCTCAGCTTGGCTTCACGCGCGTCGGCCTCGCTCCAGCCCTGGCCGATCGCGAACCGTTCCCAGTCGGGCCGGTCGGCGTCGGCGTCCGGGCGCGGGATGGCGTCGGTGCGCAGCGGCATGACGTCGCCGTCCTCGCCGACGGTCAGGCCCCAGTTCTCCACCACCGCGGCGTCGACCCGGTCGCCCCGGTTGTAGCCGCGCACCATCGACCCAGGCGGGCCGAAGCTGGTCAGTGCCACGAATTCGCCAGACATCAGACTCCTCCCGGAAGGTACAGCTTGACCTCGGACGGCGTGGCGCCGTCGATGGCGACCTGAACGCGGCCGGCGGCGTCGCCCCAGGCGGGATCGACTCGGCCGCCCCACACGCCGGCGGCGGGAATGGTGATCGGCTTGTCGGCGACCGCGAGGCCACCGGCGGTGTTGTTGGTGGTCAGCGTGATGACGTGGGCGCCCGCGCCGGTGTTCCGGAGGATCAGGTACGCCCCGGCGGGCACGGTGTCCGCCGACGCCGTGCCGCTGATCTCGGTCAGCGCGGTGAACGAGTTGGAGGCCGCGTATACGGCGGCGTAGTCGGTCATTGGCTCTCCCTACAGGTCAAAGCAACCAGTCCCCCCACGGCACCGGCTCGGGTGCATACATGACGGGTGACGCCGTGGCGGGGTTGTCGCCGCCCGCGTCGTCGACGGCGATCAGGAACGCTTTCCAGTCGAGCGCGTACTGCGCCTGCAGCCCCGCGATGTAGTCGCGGATCTCCTGGTCGTCGCGCGGGTAGGCCAGCGCCAGGGCGATGGCCGCGCGCAGTGCGGTGATGGCCGCGGCTAGGGGGTTGAGCGCGGCCGGGATGGTGCCCGCGAACGCGCCGACGAACAGGGCGGCCTGGCTGATGTGCTCCTGGGCGTGCGTCGTGTTCGGCTCGGTGGTGGCGGTGAACGTGCCCGACGGCGTCTGGCTGCCGGGCGTGGTGGTGTCGACGGTCAGCCAGGGCACCCAGATGGCGACCTGCTGCGGCGTCGGTTCCCACGCGTAAGCCATGCTCACCTCCGAAACAGTGTTGCGCTAGTTAGTCAGTGGGCGTACACTTGAGTCATGACGAAGACGAGCCAGGCCAGCGGGAACGTCGTCCACTTCTACACCGACCCGAACACTGGTCGGGGCATCCCCTGCGCAGTCCCGAGTGAGGACGACGGCAAGTTCGACATCGAATTGATCGACGGCACCAGGGGCTGGGTGACCGCTGGCGACCTCTACTGCGAGGACGAGTCCGGCCACTTCCTCGGCGGCCCGCGCTGATCGATGAGCCGTGCGCGGCGGCAGGGGAGACGGTCCCTGCCGCCGCGCCGCTCCGCCCGGCGCGGGCGCGAACGAGGCACCGGGCGAGATCATCGTCAGGCCTGCTGACCGGCCGGATCCACCGGTCCCGGTCCCATCTCGGCCTCACGTCCGGCCACCCGCTCCCGCAGCGCCGTCTTGGACAACGACTCGGCCTCGCCGCGCGGGATGCCGATGCTCTCGGCGTAGGCCTCCCACATCGGCTTGGTGTCGCTGTCCTTCGGCCGCACCACCGGCGCGGGGTCCGGGTCTGCGGTCCGTTCGTCCGTCGGCACGTCGTCCGGCATCTCGGTGAACAGGCCGGCCTGACCGGTGGCCACATCGACGTCCGTGGCGGTGAGCGACTCGAGCGTGACCGGGCCGCCGAACTGCATGGGGACCTCCGGGTTGGCGATCCCCCCGCCCATCGACGTCTCGACCTCGGGGATCGGGTCGGCGACGGGCAGGACCATGCCGGACTGCACCAGCGCGCTGACCGTGGCCGGCGACGCCCAGTCGGGGACGTCCTCACCCTTCTTGAAGATGACCGGGTCGCCGATCGGGACCAGCCTGTTCTCGGGGTCGACGCGCTGGAATGCCAGCTCGCGGAAGTGAACCTTGAAACTCATCTGTCAGACCTCCTAGGTCAGCGTGCCCATGCCGGTGATCTTGCACGCCGCCCCGGGTTCCTGCAG